AAAAATGGCTGCATCACCAAGGCTTTGAGGCACATTGTTAGCCGCTGCTATGGCCATGGTGTCAATGCACTGCTCTAGTTTTAGAGGTGGCCAGCCGTACTTAGGCACACAGACACAGTTCCAGATGGCATACTCAAAGATGGCGTTCCATGCCTGGATCTTGCCACCGTTGCGGACGTGATCTAACAACTTGTCATTCTTAAACAATGGGTGTCTAACATGTACCTGATCTGGGTCAGTGCCCCATGCAATACACAACACTTCTGTTGATAAACAGTTTGCGTACTTATCTAATCCGACCTCTGGCAGATCGGCAAAGCTACGGGTTTCAAAGTCTATTGAGTAAATCATAAATGCTCCTTAGGCAAACAGACGAATCTGTACAGATACTAATACGCAAAAAAGGGGAGCCGAAGCTCCCCAAGTCACCACCATGTAAAATATTTTTTAAATTTCGCAGACTCCGGCTGAGCAGGCTAATTGTTGAGCGCCCTCTACGTTGTCTGTTACTTCCTTGAACGCCGTCCAGTCAATCTTAGGCATCGTTGCCTTAAGATCCTCGTACTGTTCTTCAGTGCACTCCTCGTAGGGAGCCTGGCGGTAAGAGCCACCGTCATAAGGGAGATAAGAGACCCCGCTAATATCAGCAAAATTATCCCACGTCCACGCTCCAACGCTAGGCCAATCCTTTTCAGAGACAGATATGGTAACCGATGGTTTATGTTCACACCAAAACCGTTGGTACGTAAGCCATAGTTCGAGGTGCGATATAGGTGTAACGTCATCTCGAACCAAACCTGCAGGAGCTTTTTGCGGAAACGAAAACACCGTCGTCTGAGTTGGTTTATAGACATCATCCTCATTGGGAACACCTTGACTAATTAAGAACTGGGTAAGAGGGTCTTTCTTATCCCCTCTAACTCGGCGGATGTAATATTTAGAGTGTCTAGGGTGGATTCCAGAAGCACTATCAACGAGTTGGCTGACGGTTCCACTGGGCTTAACGCAAGTAATCGCAGCACTTGAAGGTATTCCAAGGAGTGCTGCAAATTCCGTATTGGCTCGTCTAGTTTCCTCTCGAAGCTCGGTAAGTAACTCATTTAATTTTTCTCCTTGTGTGGTGAGAAGGGGGTTGTCATAGATTCCAGTGAGTGATACACCAAGTAATCGCTCTTCTTCCGTATTGCGTTGCCAGACTTTACGGAGATAAGGGAACTTAGTGAATGTACTTTGGATAGTACCCAGTATTGAAGCCAAACGAACTTTACGTAAAAGTGTTTCTTTAGTGTCGTCATGTCGTACCACCGCCTCCGTTAAATTACAGAACTGATAAGGCCGTAAAATAATTTCAGAACAAGGATTAGTACCAAAATCATAATTAGGGTCTCGATGACCGTATTTGGCCACAGTATTCTTTGCAGCTTCTCTGTTAAAGATTCCCCGTTCTCCTGAGTGCGAGTTATATAACGATACCCACTCTTCCATAAATTTACCAACCGTTGGCGTTTCGTTATATACCGCGGAGTTGTTTGCAAGCGCTCTATGAGGCGCCGTCTCCCACCAAGGTCCCGCTTTGGCATGTCTAATCCTTTCATCGTCCAGGTCGGAAAGTGAAATCATAGCTGATCGACGTACACCGCCCACTACAACGACCTCACCAATTTTACACATAATATCATGGCATTCTAAAGAATGCAAGCGGCGTCCCTGCGCGTGTTTAAATGTTGTTACTACAAAATTAAATAAATCAATTAATGGTTCTGGCCCGGAAGCTCTTCCACCAAATGTTTTGAGTCGTGCTCCCGCTGGTCTAACGTTGCTGACGTCCCACTTAGGAATTTCTCCGGCCCAAAGGTGAGCGAGGAGCAGTCGTAATGATTTTGCCCATCCTTCTTTGGAGTCGTGGACAACGATGCTATGCTCTGAATCGTATAAATGGTCTGGCACCTCCGGCAACTGACTGATGTATTTAGACTCCACCGAAAATCCAACGCCAGTTCCACAGAGCAGGATGAACATGGCTTCGTCGAAAGATTTTGGGTCGTCGACCGGGAGATAACTACAGTTGTAGACACAGGTATTGTCACGATCAGCACTCTTTCCTGCCGTCATCATAGCACGCATAGACGGCATTAGTTCTAGGTTATGGATTGCATCAAAAATTTCATTCTTTAATTCTGTCTTGTCTTGTATCGCGAGGGTACGACTAAAAATGTATTCTACATATCTACTAACTGTTTCCGCCCAAGTTTCTCTACGTTGCTTGTCGTCAATAAAACGCGCATAACGGCTTGCTGCTATATATTCTTGATACTGATCCATTTATTATTCTCTGTGTTGTATGGTTGATGAAAAAGGGAGGCCACAGTTTCTGTGGACACTCCCTTGTACTACGGCACTACTTAAACTGCGAAATCTGCAGCGGCAGATGAAACACCACCTAATTTTTCCCCATCTTCTAATTTTTGAAGATTGTTTAAACCACATGCAATGCCTTTAGAACCTTGAGCATTGTATGGATAAAATGTTACTGAAGCACGTCCATAGCAACCGGAATAAAACTCGCTTGGATCCAAGATTGAGTTGCGATCTGCGTCAACAACATCAGGACGTTGTGCTGAATTGGCATTGATAAAATAGCAACCTGCATATGCTGGATCATCTTTTTCCAAATCGCCATCACGTAAGCCTCCTTTAAGGTTTTTAGGAACAGCTCCCCCAAAGTATGCTGCGTTAGTTGTCTTAGCATCTTCAAAAGCTTTTTGTAATTTAGTTACAGTTTCTTTATCAGATTTAGGAATAATCAATGATACTGAATACTTAGGCGTGCCGCCTTCTACAGCTGCTTTTGGTTGAAATACATTTGCGTAAGAAAAACGCACTTTACCAGTTACTACTTTTACTTTATTAGTTTGATTCATATAATCACCTTTAACGTTAGAGTTGAACTTCAATCGGGGCCAACTCGTCTACCCGTAAAACTAGTATAACATATATTTTATGCGTCGTACATAATTCCATGGGTTTCTAATGCTTTTTTCATGGCTAATGCGCGTATAAAATCTGTTAAAAACTCTGGTTCATGCAACATTTCTGGGTCTTCAGAAACAACATCTACTACGTTTTCGATTGAGTCGCGGAGCATATTAACTTCTTCGTGTTTTCCGTTTCCAGGCAACCCATCAAAATCTTTTATAAATTTAGCAATTAACAGATCCGGAATTTCAAATTCTGAATCATAGCATTTTACCATCATAGGTGCCTTTCTTGTTGTTATTTTGCCACCATTACCAATCCGACGTTTCCTAAAGCATATCCTACAAACATAATTCCGGTACCTATGCCACCTTTCATAAACTGATCAATAGCCACTATAAAATAAACCATACCCATTGCTGCAATTAGCCATGTACTCATTTAAAATCCTCTTCAGCTTCTTCTTTGAGGCGAACTAATTTAGGAAGGCCTTCAGGGCGCACTACTAAATCACCCAACCAAGCAATAACTTGGCCTTTTTGTGGCGCAACTTTTTCTAATGCAGCAATTGATTTTAATTTGCGAGGTTCCCAAATAATTTCTTCAGACAAACCTTTTTCTTTTAACACTTCTGCGGCTAGCATTTGGTCAGAAATTTTACGATGGGTTATTGATGTAGATAGCTTATAACCTGGAGGCACAATGTTTTGTTCTACCGCTCTTGTAGTTGCATATTCTTCTACATCTAAAACCCAAGTTTTTAAATTTTGAGCTTTAATTAAGACTTCACTGATTTCTTCTTCACTGAGGAGGGGCGGGGCTTTGAAGTCTTGTTTGGCAAGCTCGGTGTTAAAATCGCTGCGGGCACGGCAGGTGGCTTTCGCTTTGCAGAATTGGCAGTGATCGCCGGGAAGGAACTCCCCTGAGCCGCTCCACGCTTTCTTGGCTTTTGGTTTGACGAAGTAGCTTGCCCAGTCGACGAGCTTCGCAATGGTAGTTCCGTCGGTGGAAATGGAATCAAGTCTTGGCTGGTGAATTGTGTAGCTGACTTCCTTGATGTCTGGGTAATCTTCTTTGAACTTGCTCCACGCACCGAGGGCGTAGAGGCGGAGCTGCGTGTTATCTTGCGCCGAGACGGGGATGCCTTTTCCAAATTTAAGGTCGATGACCCGAATGGAATAGTTAGAAAGTATAACCACATCGGCCGTACCAAATCCATCAGGAACCCAATCAGAGAAGTCCACACGTTGCTCAAAAAGCGGCCTATCTCCTTCACCAATTTGGGAACGGACATAGAGGACATAATTATCCACGTAATCAGCCAGTTCGTCGGTGAAATATTCACTTTCTTGTATCTTTTGCAATTCCTGTTCATATTCTGATTTTCCTATTTGTTCATAGTAAAGGCGTAATTTGATTTCACCCAAAGAATGGGCAAGTGTGCCTTCTTGACTAAAGTCAAACTGGCCTGAGGCGCGTTTTGGTTCGGGGAGTGTTGCTTCTAAGCGGGCGGAGGGGGTGCAAGTTAGCCAGCGTTTGGAGCTAGATGCTGAGAGCAGAGCGTGTGCGGTCATAGTATTCTTTCAATTCGGTTAAAGTCTATACATACTAATGCAAAAAAAGGGGCCTGTCAAGCCCCTAATTTTACCTAAATTGAAAGAATATATTTTTAAGCTTTTAGGGCGGTAATTAGACTCGCTATTTCTTTGTTAAAATCTACCGAAATTTCTTGTTTTATGTCGGCTTTAATTTCTCGGGTTTCTTTGTAATCATCAGGATATTGACCTCTCAGGCAAATTTCTGCAATTCTGGAGTTAAAAGCTTTATTGTCAACATTGGCTAACATCATGTTTTCCCAGAAACTTTGGCCATAAGTTGTTGCCATGTCCATTGTTTCAGCAAAATGCGGGTCTTCTTTTTTCCATTTTAGGGCTGTGCCTTTACTAATCCCTATTGCAGAATACATGGATTTTTGAGAAGCTCCTTGTTTACCAAGTTCTAAAATAGTATTAGCCATTTCTTCGGTAAATATTTTCTTTTTTGGTGATGGTTTTTTAGTTGCCATTAGCAGTTCCAGTTTTTTAGTGAGGCTTTGGCTCTTTCAGCCGGTCCCTTTGATTTTTTAACTACGCCCTGCATGCGAGCACAAAACGATGCCTTGCGACCCTTATCGGCCTCTGTCTTGGGGTGTGGTGCTGGTGCTTTAAGGTTGCTGTTGTTTTTGGCGTTGTAGGCAGCTCTGCCTTTTGCCGTCATACCTGCGCCCTTATCTGTCGGGTTGTAGGTCTTACCCGCTCCAGTGGTTTTGTGTGGGATTGGTTTGTCGTGTTTTTTAGTTGCCATTATTTTTTAGCAGTCTTTGCAGACTCTTTAAATTGTTTAGCTGTGGGAGCACCCTTGGTGCCTGGCTTGCGCATCTTCTCGCCTGAGCCGGCTTTGATGCGCTCTTGTTTGGCGTGGATGTTTGCGTAAAGTCCTGGTTTAGCTGGCATGAAAAAGTCCGTAAGTAATGCACCAGAGCTCTAAACTTAGCCAATAGGTTAAGTAAAGCCCCAGTGCTAATTGCAAAGTTCTTAGAATACTGCGGTAATACGGTGTAATTTTTTAACTCCGTTTACTAGTTCAGTCTCGATTGAGCCGCTGATGAACTTGTTCATCTCGATGGCTTGCTCGATGATTTCTTCTGCGGTGGGGAACTTAGGAGCAGCCTCGGTGAATTTTTCCACGGTTTTGCTTGCCGTTTCCCATATTTTCATCTGCGCTTCATACTGCTGGGTTAGCAAGTCTTTGGCGGTGTTGATTAAAGAATAACGCAATTCAAATGGATTCATATAATACCTTTCTTGTGTGTTTGTGTAAAGTAGGGGGTCGAAGCGTCTCCCGACGAGTTCTACTGTCCTATATCTACTAATGCAAAGTTTAAGGTATTTCCGCCCTACTTTTCGTCCGGGATAATCATTTTTCTTATTTGCTGGCTACTTACCTCTTCCTGGGCCTTACGGCTGCGTAGGGCGTCGTTAATCATCATCTTGGCCATTGCCATCGCTTTTTCCTGATGCTCAATTTCTTGTTCGGCGGTAGTTTTTTGGGCCTTTCGCTCTACCTCTTTAATGATGTCGTTGCTAATTCCGGCGTTTCTAAGAAGTTGCTTTAGGTTCATTATTTTCCTGTGTCTTTTTAACTATTTCAATTGCCTCTACTAGTTTTTTAAATTGTGATTCTCCTTGCGCTTGAATCAATGCAATTAAATTAGCCGAGGCCATGTATGGGGCCTGTCCTAAAATATTTAAAATAGCATTTACTTGGGCCACCGTAAATTCAAATTGAATTATTGCATCGTCCAATGGATCTTTTACTTTGTCACTCATTTTTTACCTTTCTTTTTTGGGTTTTCAAACACTCTTTCTCTTGCTGCTAATTTCACTGGGTCGGTGCAGTACTGATCCAGTTCAAACTTACGGCAGTACATGTCCATTAAATTCTCCATGCGCATGTCGTGTAAGCTTTTAATACCTAGTAGCGCGGTACTTACCTCGTCCTCTGTCATCGGCTTGGGTGCGTCTCCATGATGTTTAAATAGTAGGTCAAGATCATCTGATGTTTGCCAAGCCACCATAATGGCCTGCTCCAAATCGTATATGTTTTTCATTTCTCTTGTGCCTTTCTTAGTATTGCCCTAGCAAACATTCGTCTGCCCATGTATGTGTCTATGTAGTGCGGTATCTCATCGCTAATTGCATCTATTTCCTCGTCTGTTAGTGTCTTTGCTGGATGGGTGTAGAGTGGAAACAGCCCGTCTTTTAAGGAATCATCTAATTTTTTATAGGCTTTATTGCTAAATGTTGTGCCTAAATCATCCATCCAAATATAAGGTTTATTGTTCATTTCTTTTTATCAAAGTCAAAAATATACCATTCACTTACCATTTCGATGCCTCCAAGTACGCGCTCATACATTTCAAGGTCTTTAGCTTCAAAGTCTTTTAATTTATTTTTGGCTTTTAACTTTTTAACTTCTTCAGTTAGTTCATGGTAAGTGTTTAGCAAATGAGCTTCCATAATTTGCTCTGCTGTATCCCAATCTACCGTAACGGTTAATCCACTTTTCATATTGATACTCCTTCAAATTTTAAACACTGCGATGCCACCAACGTTACCTCCGGCTTAAATGGTAAATTTTCAAATTGCTTTTTTATAACTTTACACTGATCTTCGCTAATTGGCCGGTGGCTTGCTATAAAATCACAAGAATTTGCTATACACATTATGCCTACAAATATAAAGGATCCCATTATTCCACTTTCATTCTACGTTGTAGTTCTCGCTCAATATACCAGCGGGCTTTACGTAAATCCTCAATTGCGTCTTGCTTTAAATCTGCACGCCAAATGTACTTAACGGCATTACCTAAACAAAAATTCATATGTTCAGTTATTTGTATGCAATCCACACCACTAGGATGGGCTGTATAATGCTTAGGCTTGTTGACTGGATCGTACATGTCTTAGTACCCTCAATTGTTCTTCCATTATTTTACATTCTTCTATTGTGTCACATACCCACACACCCAATAGATCTGTAAACCGTGACATGTCTATGTCTTCAACGCCAGTTATGGTCTCCATAATATAATGGCCATCAAAGTTGTGTTCCACAATATAGTGACTCATAGCCGAAGTTCCTTTTTAATAAATTCTAGTCCGTTATAAAAATGATATCGCCAATATTTTTCAGTTACATTTATATCATTATAATTTAAACCTTGAAGAAATGCTTCTAAAACAACACGTTGTTTTTCTGGCATCTTTTCTGATATTAAACGTTTAATATCTTTAACGTCTTCTGGATCCCAAGGTAACCAACCTTCAGAAATAAGAGAAGACGCAATACTTTCTCCTTCATCCTGTTCAATTGGATCTGGATCTTCGTCGCTGAGTCGCGGAGCTACGGCCTTAATTTTGTTAATTGTTGTCATAATTTTAATGATTCTAATACAGCATCTTGTAAATTTATTTTACCTTCTAATACTTTTACTACCTGTTCATCAATACTATTAGACACAATTAAATGGTGTATAATAACCGGCTTTTCTTGTCCTTGCCTATAAATTCTTGCATTGGCCTGTATGTAGTTTTCTGAACTCCACGGCAAATCATACCAAACGGTCTGCGCTGTTTCTCCAGCATTACACTGGAGGTTGATGCCGATGCCACCAGATTGCGGATGCGCCAGCATAATTCTGATCTTACCATCACGCCACGTTTGTATGTTGGAATCATCAAGCACGACAGCCTCCGGAAATTTGAGTCTGAGGCGCTGTAGTGAATGTTTGAAGTGATAGAAGATAAGTGTAGGGGACGAGGATTCTTCCAAGATCGACTCAAGAAATTCCATCTTAGCCGAATGGACTTCGTGCCAGGTGCCATCCTCATCGTAAATGGCTCCGCTGGTGTACTGTAAGAGTTTACCTGCCAGCGCGGCTGCAGTAGGCGCGGTAATCTTTTTACCTTTAATTTCGGATACCATGTCTTTTTTAAGTTGCTCATATTTTTCTTTGTCTTTATTGTCTAGCTTAATTTGTTGATAAAGTTTTGTAAGCGCCGGTAGTTGAAGATAATCCTCAGCTTTAAGACTAAAACAAATATCTGAAATTTTATTTTGTATTTCCTTGTCCATTCCATTTTTTAATTTCCAGTTATACACAACGCGTGTATGTCGATTAATTTGATCGGGTTGCATGTACTTATCCCTAAAACGGGTTAGGCTGGTCTCTAAACGCTGTCCTAGGTCCAGTATGCCCACCTGGGACCAGAGATCTCCCATGCCTTGAGGGGTAGGTGTGCCTGTAAGAATTAAACGCCTCTGAAACGTTTTTAAGTGCTTCTTAAGCGCCTTGAATCTTTTCGTACTTGGATCTTTGAATCTGCTCGACTCGTCGATAATCAAATTCGTAAACTGTGTCCCTTGCTCGAGTAGCCATACTAAGTTCTC